GCGCCGCCGATGCCGCCGAACATGTTGGCCATACCCTGACCCTGCGCGAGCGCGGAGCCGGCCTGCGCTTGCCCGATTGCGCCAAGCTGGCCCATGACGCCCTGCGCGCCCTGCTGGCCGTAGCCCGCTGCGCCAAGCGCGCTCTGCTGCCCCATGCCGGAGAGACCGCCGAGGTTCGCCATCTGCTGTTGGATGAGCTGCGAGAGCATCTGCGGACGGAACTGCGCGAGCGCCGCTTGCGTGTTGCCGCCACGAAGGCCGCCGGTCGCACTGGCGTTCTGGAGAATCGCGCTTTCGCCCTGCTGCACCATCGCTTGAAACTGCGGGCTCTGCTCAATCTGCGCGATCGCAGCCTGCTGCGCCTCGGGCCCACCGAGACCGAGGAGCGCCTGCTGAGCGCCGAGCGCGCCCTGCCCCGCCTGCATGTACGGCGCGAGGAGTCGCTCCATCTCGGCCTGCTGGCGACGCTGCTCGGCGATCGCGGCCTGCGACGCTTCGCGCTGGGCGCCGGAAGCCTCTTCGGCTGCACCCTTTTGCGCAAGGTAGCCGCCTACGCCGCTGATGACTGACCCGCCGATGACGGCTGTTCCGATCCAGCTCATGTTACACCCTTACCAGAGAGCGCGTGTTCGCGCAGCCTATCTACTAGCGCAGCCGTCTCGTTGTGCGCCTGCCATGTCTCGCTTTTGCGAATGAAGGTTTCCTCGATCTTCGCAAGGTCGCGCTCTTCGGTGGCGTGCACGTTCTGCCAAACGGTCTCCTCGTGCGCGAGAGCCACCTTGCGACCAGGCGGGGCGATGAACGTCACCGGGGCGACGAGCGTTGCGACGCCTTCCGCCGTCGCGATGGTCACGCGCCCCTTGAGCATGATGTTGACGTGCTCGGTCTTGTGCTCGTGCCCGACGACGAGGGCGCCGGATGGGATCGTGATCTGGCGAATGTAGAGGCCCGGAGCGAAGAAGTGCTCGACGGGGCAATCGACCTGCGGCAGCTCGAGCATCGCTCCTTCAAGCCGCTCGATCTTCACGGCGTCGTCGTGCCGCACCGCCTCCGCGAGCGTCGTCATTCGGCCTCGAACTCCTTCTCCTCCCACGCCTGACACGAGCGCATGTCATGGCAGACGAACGAGAAGTTGGTGCAGAATCCACGAAAGCCCGCGCCATCATCCCAAGCGTTCGTCGGGATGCGCTCCATCTTGAGCTGCGTTCCCGGCGTGTTGTCGTAATACTCGCAATTCGAGCAGCGGCGACGGCGAGCCTCGGCTTCGTCGACCTGCATCGCCTTCGCGAGCCCGCGCCAGTACTCGGCGTTCGCGCCGCGCTCGTTCGACGGCTTCTCGGGGCCGAGCATCCAGTCTTGGATGACCATGAGCGTGTTCTTCTTGTTCTCGCTGGTCGACGGGAACGGCTTCTCGACGGGGATTCCGAGCATCATCATGGGAGGCATCCTATCAGGTGAAGGTCACGCCGTTCGCGGAGCCGTAGAGCGCATTGACGGCGCTCGCGTCCCACTGAATGAGCTCGCCGGGCATGAGAAGCGCCCCGATGACCTCGGGGCAGAGGTAGCACTCGCCGGGGAGAATCGTCTTGTCCTTGATGCGCTGCGACGCGCCCGCAGGCCCGAGCCACACCGAGAGCGTGACGTTGTTCGCGGTCGTGTTCACGAATGCCATGTAGTCGATGCGCGTCTTTGCGGCGGTCGACGTGTAGGCGGTGCCCTTCGTGTCAGGAACGAACGCGGGCGCGATGATTTGGGTCGGGGTGACGGCCATGGTTCACGCCTCCTGCGTGACGGTGAGAATGACGGACGGAATAGCAGGGACGGGGGCCGCTGCGGGGAAGTGTTCGAGGCGAACGTCAACGTCGTCCGACGACCACATGAGCTCGAAGTAGCCGCCCGGCTTCATGTCGAGGAGGAAGTTCCACGCCGCGACGAGCTCCGAGTTGTTGCCCTGGAGCCGCACGCCCGTCGCGCTGTCTGGGAGGTCAACACCGTCGACCCGCGGCCAGATGTAAACGATCGCTTGCCCGCCGCTCGTCTTGTCGAGCTGCGCGGAGAACTCAAAGTTGTAGGTGCCCGCGTCGGCGACGTAGATGCGCGAGGTGTTCACCGGGTCGCGCCAGATTCCGCGCTCAATGTCGCTTGTGTCGAACGTGATCGGGTATGCCGTGTTGACGAGGGCCGGAGCCTGGTCCGTCGTGTCGTGGAACGACGCCGCGTTGCGCCGCACCGGCACCTTCGGCGGAAGCGTAGCGCCCACCATCGCGAGCCCCTCGACGGCCACGAGAGCGCGCTCTGCGGCTTGGGCGACCGAGAGGGCGGTCGACGCCTCGATCGCCCCGTCTTGGGCCAATTGCGCGACGACGCCGGCCAGCTTGTTGACGCCGGCCAGCGCCGCACCGGCGTCGTACGTCACCGCGTCGAGGCCGTTCGTCTGAATCTCGTCAACGGCGGTGAAGAGGAGCTCGAATTGCCGGATCTGCTCGTGCTCCTGAAGGAACGAGGCGAGCTGGTCGCGGGTGAGGCCAAGACGACGGATCGCCATCACCAAGCCAGGGGTTCGAGCTGCGCCTCGAGGCGAGCGACGGGGAGGTGCGCCCACGAGTCACCGCGGAAGCGTTGAATGCGGAAGCGACGCATGAAGCCCTGACGCCGCCAAGCGATGCGGTGCTGACGCGCGCCGAAGACGCCCACGCGCGCGGTGTGGTCCACCGACCACGAGAGGCCGTCGAGGCTGTAGCTCGTCGAGATGAGCGGGTCGGTTCCGAACGGCACCGAGCCAGGGAGCGCGATGAGCTCGAGCTCGTGGAAGATCGCCCCGTTGCCTTCGTTGTAGGCGATCGGCGTCGTGAGCTCCCACCGCACGCGCTCGCCCCAGTGCGTCGAGACCGTCTGCACGAAGTGACCGAAGGCCGCGCTCTGCGTGTCGCCGACGTTCCAACGGTCGTAGGCCCGGACGAAGTTGCGCGCGCGGTACGTCGCGAAGCCCTGAAGCGTGCTCACGAGCACGAACCACACGGGAGCGCCGAGCGCCTTCGACGCCGCAGCGTCGTAGACGAGCGTTCGATCGGGGAGGTGAACGTAGAGGAACTGATGCGCTCGGTCGTTGCGCGCCTCGAGCTTCACGCCCGAGAGCTGCGCGGTCGTGTACGTCGCGAGGATCTCGTCGACCTCTTGCGTCGAGACCTTGTTCGCCATCGCGTTCGCGCCGATGTAGATGCCGGGTGCCTCGTTGCGCCCGCCGCCGAGAAAGGCGAGCGCCTCGACGAAGACGCAGCAGGCGAAGGTGCCGACGCAGCCCTTCATGATCTGCGCGCCCTCGATGCGCTGGAACGGAAACCCGACGCCGCCGACGTTGTCGAAGACTTCGATCGTGTTCGCGTTGAGCACGCACACTTCGTTGCGCAGCTTGACGACCGCGACGACGGGGTCGGGGTCCGCTTCGCTGCTCGCGTACTTTAGCGGATTCACCGCGTACGGGTCGTTGAGCTCCGTCACGACGAGGAACTCGCCGTCCGTCGTGAAGAAATAGCCGTCGACCCAGCAGAAATCAACGACGACCCCGAGGTCGGGGTCCGTCACTTGCGAGAGCGACGAGCCTTGCAAATAATAGAAGCGGCCTCCGCTCGCGATGGCGAGCCGGTCGAACGAGTAGTCAAACGAGACGAGACCGCCGGGGCCAACGTCGCCGAGCTCCTGCACGCTGCCCGCTGCGTCGATGCGCACGAGCTTCGTTCCCATGACGCGGTAGACGAGCCCGTTCCATTCGATGCCGCCGCGATCGACGCCGGGGCCGGTGCCGTCGGCGACGATGCCATCACCCGGACGCAGGTACGCCTCCGAGATGCCCGTGGCCATCGGCACGGGCACCATGTTCACCGGGTACGCCGTCCGAAAGTCGGGCGTCGTCGTCGTGTAGATGCCTGCGAGGAGAGGGATCGCTGCCATGTTCACCGATGCTTAGCAGTCTTCTTCGCGATCTTCGGCGGCTGCTTCGAGAATTGCTTCCCCGCTGCCGTCGCCGCGCGCTTCGCTCGGTTCGTCGCGCCGAGCTCCGCGGGCGTGAGCGCCTCGCGCGCCGCCTTCGGGAGATAGCGTTCGCCCGTCTTGCCCGACGGCTTGCCCGAGCCCGTGCCCCAGTCTTCTTTGCTCCACTTCGAGAGCGACTTCTGCGCGCCGCTCCGCGGCCCCTTGTACCCGCCGCCCGCCTTCTCGTACTCGGCGGCGACGAGCTGCGCCTTGCGCGCGCTCCACTGGCCCGGCTTGCCGCCTTTGCTTGAGGCGGTCACGCGGTCCTTGATGCGCTCGCGGAGGGCGGGCTTCGTGTAGGTCGTCACCACTTCACCTTATCGGCCCAGTAGGCTGCGGACATCTTCCCCTTCGCGATGTTCTTCGCATGGCGAGCCTTGAACGACGCGCGCCGCTTCGCGTCGGCCTCCGACTCACCCTTGCGAGGAGGCGAGCCGGAGACGCCCTGCTGCCCGAAGCGAATGAGCTTCTCCTTGCCGCCCTCGCAAGCCTTGACGACGTGCGACTTCTTCGGATGCCCCGGCGTGCGCTTGGGGGCGTTGCACTTCATCGCAGACTTGCGAGCGGTCGGCATGGTCGGTCACTCGTTCGATGGAGCGGGGGCGGGGTCGGCGGCAACCGGAGCCGCCGGAGCGCCATCAGGCGGCACGGGCGGTGCCGTGATGACCGGCTCGGGCGGGGCGGGCGGCGCGTCGGGCACGATCTCGATGATCGTGAGGCCGAGCTGCGCGGGCTCCGCGAGCCAGGTAAGGAGGTAGGAGTCATCCTCTCCCCACGCATCATAGGCGGCGCCAGCCAGTTCGCACGAGCCCTCGGCGACGCTGCCCGCGTCGCTGTAGAGCTGCCACTGGACGTTCGCCTTGCCGTCGAGCCCAATGGTCGTGATCTGCACGTTGGAAACGCGGAGCTTGTCGGCGGTCTTGGCCGGCCAGCCGGTGGAAACGGGTTGAATCGTAGCGTACATGGTGAACCTTTCAGTCAGCGTAAACGGGGATCTTGACCCACGAGCCGTTCAGATAGACTCGGATGAAGCCGCACGTCGCGGGAAGCGTGCCCGTCGAAAGTGCGGTGGCGGTCGTGTAGTAGGTCGTTGCGCCGCCGTTGGTGGCGACGAAGCGAGCAGATGATCCAATCGCAAGCTGGTTACTGCCATTGGCGGGTGACGCATCGACACCAATTGCGATGTTTGATGCTCCAGTTGTGATCAAATATCCTGCGTTATATCCTGTAAACGTGTTGTAGCTTCCAGTACTAACTGCAACTCCGGCAGACCCGCCAAATGCCGTATTCGCGAATCCGGTTGAATTAACGTTTAGCGCGCTGGCGCCAACGGCGGTGTTGCTCGCCTGCGCTCCCGCACCACGCCCCACGCGCACGCCGTAGACGTCGATGTCTGCGGCGGTCGTGAGAGAGCGGCCAGCGGTCGGACTCGCCGTGCCGATGCCGACGTTGCCGGTGGTCGTCAACACGACTTGACTGCTCGAAATTGCGGTCGTGTAACCCGCCGCCGTAAACCCGATGGTCTTCCCATTCGTGTTGAGCACAACGCCGGTGCTGGAGTCCTTCGAAATGCGGAAGCTCGTGCCGCTCGCCGAGTTCTCGGCAAGCTCAAGCCACGACCCGCTACCAGCCGGGAGCACGACGCCGAGCGGAGCGCCCTGGTAGTTCGCGAGAGACGCCGCCGTTCCGACTTGGAGCTTGACGTTGGCCAGCGTGGTCGACGTGTCCACGCCGACGCGGCGCGTGGACGTGTAGACCGCGGTGCCGTTGTCGATGAGCCCCGAATCCGTCAACGTCGTCGACGGAGACCCGGCGTCCCAGCGCGGGATCGTGTTCGTGGTGCCGGAGCCGCCGACGGGAGCGCCGCCGCCGGTAGGCCCTTGAAGTGCTCGGAGCGACATTAGAGACCCTCGCCGGGGATGATGTGGAGAGAGCCGCCCGCCGCGCTGCTGATGTGCGCGATGAACTGAAAGGCGCGGTTCTTCGTCACGACGATCTTCATGCCGGGCAGGATCGTGTAATCGCCGTTGAGCGTCGCCGTGACGGCGTTCGTGCTGCCGAAGCTCACCGACACGCGCGTCGCGCCGAGGTTCGTGAGCTCGACCGCGTTCGCGTTGTTCGGGAAGGCCGTCGTGGCGCTCGCGACGCCGGGCGAGAGGAGGAGCCCGTTGCCAAAGGCGGGCGCGAAGGCTTGCAGGTAGTAGCTCATGGAGTGGCCTCGAGGTCAGAGTGCGAAGGGAGAGAGCTCAAACGAGATAGGTCGCGAGGGTGTAGCGAACCGAAGTGCTTGCGGGGATGAAGACCGTCGGCGTTGCGGGATTCATGCTCTGAAGAGCGGCGCGGAAGGTCGCACCCGATTTGCGAATCCAGAACGAAACGCGATCGACGAGAGCATTTCCAGCGACAAGGTCGAACGGCGGCGTAATCGCAGCAGGGAAGTTGTCGAGCCACTCAGATGCCGCGGTGAACGTGAGCGTCGATGCCGCCGCCGTTGTGATGGTCACGTAGACGGTGATCTGGTTTCCCACGCGCTGGTACGCGCCCGCGAACGTCACGGTGCCGACGATGCCCGTGCCGTTGTAGACCGGCGTAAACGTGCCCTCGTCGTAGGCGTCGAGCACGTTCGGGTCCGCGCTGCCAGGCGTCGACGAGAGGCGCACGCCTTGACCCGTGCCGCCCGCGTCGAAGACGGTGTTGTTCGTTGCAAGCTGCACGTTTCCCGCCGGCGAGATGTAGAGGCGATCGCCGACGATGCCGCCCGCGCACGTCGAAAGCGTGATGGAGCTCGAGCGACCCGCCGCCCAGTTGGATTGCGCGTCGAACTGAATGCGCCCGGCCTCAAAGAAGCCCGTGCCGTCGTGCGCGCGCGAGATGAAGGCGCCGAGGTCGTCGCCGGAGACGACCGCCGCGGGGACGAGCAGCGTTCCGCGCGCGATGCTGGCGCGGAAGCCCGCGGTGCCCGTCGTGCCGTCGGTGTAGTTCGCCGCTTCAACCGTCGCGCTTCGTGGGGCCGTGCTCGCCGCGTTGCACACCGTCAGCGTCGCGTCCGAGTCGGTGACGATGTTAAACTGGCTGCCGTACACCGCAAGTTTCTGCCCTGCGATGACGTTGCCGCCGATCGAGACCTCGGTGCCGTTGTCGCGCACGATCGAGTCGCCGAGCGTCGTCGGAGCCGTCCACTTCGAGAGGTAGTTCGGCGTGCCGGAGCCGACGCTCGAGGGCTTCGTCGTCGTGTACCACGCCGTCGAAAGCACGTCGTAGCGCAGCGTCAGCGCGGCCCCTGCCTGAATGCCCGACGGCGCGCCGTTGAGCGCCGCAGCGCCGTTGAGCGTGAAGGAGAGCGCCGTCACCTCTTGCGAGGTGTAGAGGACGATCTCTTGCCCGTCTGCCGCGCCAGAAGCGGGTGGAAGGACGATCGTTCCCGTCGCCATCGTGCCCGAAGGCGTCAGGAGCACGAAGAGCGAGTTCGCCGTGCTCGGGAGCGCGAGCGTGAAGCCCGCAAGCGTCGGCGACGCCGTGACGCGGGTGTAGTTCGGATCCATCCACGCGCTCTGGATGTACGCGAGCAGCGTCGACGCGGACGCCTTGCGCGCGTCGCCGTTGCCGGAGACGTAGACGGGGAACTGGTCCGAGCCCGTGATGGTGTTCGTCGAGGCGAGTTCGTTAATCGTCGGCATGGTTCACTCGAATTCGATGGGGCCGTCTTGGCCCGCGAGGAGAGGCGAAACGGGCTCGGGAAGGAATGGATCGCCCTGGTACGTCCAGGGCTTGTTGCCCGCGCCTGCGGGCATCGTGCCGGGGAGCTGCATCGGCGCGGGGCTCGCCGCACGAACCATGATCGTATTCAGCGCGAAGTGCGCCGTCGTCATCGTCGCGGGCAGAACCTGCTTGCCGTAGCTCGGCGCGATGCGGCACGCGAGGTTCGTGACGATCGCCTCGTTCGCGCGGTCGGGCACGCCGGTCTGCGAGTCGAGGTCGCTCTGCTGAGGCGAGAGCGGAAGCGGGTAGCCAAGACGGATGCCGCGCTCGTTCCACTCGGCCATCATGCCGTCGAGACGACGCAGCGCCGTCTGGAGGTCCTGCGGCGTCGAGTTGAAGACGTAGTCGGCGAGGCCGATCTCGGTCAGCGCCGCCTCGATGTACTGCCGCTTCGTGTAGCCCATGGATTAGCCCTCCGGCGGCGCGTTCACGTTCGCAAGCAAGGACTCAATGCGCTCCCCGAGCGTCTTGTCGCTCCAGCGCTTGTCGACCTTGATGCCGAGCTCCGCGGCCTTCGCTTCGAGCTCCGCGCGCGTCGGCGGCGCGTCGTCGTCACTCACGTCGAGCGCGGGAGCATCGACCGCGGGCGCATCAGCAGCGGCGACGGGCACGGGAGACTGAGCGGGCTTCGGCGCGAGGGCGTCGGCCTTGCTCGTGCACCAGCCTTCGGCAACGCGCTTTGCGACGAGGTGCGGGGCCTCGTTGCGGTACTCGAGGCCGTGCTTTCCCTTACGGAAGACGAGAGGCATTTCACTTCCCCTTCTTCGCGGCCTTCGCCTTGCGCGCCGTCGAAAGCGCGATCGCGACGGCCTGCTTCTGCGGCTTCCCGGCCTTCATCTCCGTCTTGATGTTCTTCGAGACGGAGCCCTTCGAGTATCCTTTGACGAGCGGCATGGCGTGCACGGTAGCACGCGCAAGAGAAAAAAGAAGGAGCGACCGAAGCCGCTCCTCCTTTCTCGAATCAGTGGCGAATCACTGGTCGAAAAGTAGGATCCCCGCCATTTCGGGATTGAGCAGCGCCGTGCCGAAGAGCACGTCGACGCGGTAGTTCGTGAGGCTCGAAGCGATGTCGAATTGCTTCTGCATCACGACCTCGAGGCCCTGGTCGGTCGACGCGCGCATGACCGCGACACCGGCGTTCTCGGGGATCGCGAGGCGACCCGGGAGAAGCTCGATCGCCGACTTGTGCCAGAAGCAGTTGTAGTCGGCGGTCGTGGTGTTGAGGAAGGTGATCGCGGCAGCCGCGAGGCCGACGCCAGCACGCTCGCAGTTCTTGTACTGGAGCTCGGCCTCGGTCGGCGCGTTGTCGGCGCTGATGATCGGCGGGGTGATGACGACGGTGTTCGCAGCGCCGACGCTGACGACGCGGAACGTCTTCGGCTGGCCGGTCGGCTGCTTCGTGATGAGGTGAACCGCCTCGATGCCGTCGATGGTGAAGGCGTCGCCCGCCGCCACGCCGACGTTCGACGAGAGCGTGATGGTCTGGAAGCGGTTGTCGACGTTGAGGATGCCCGCAACGCTCGTGTTGGTGGCAAGCGGAACGTAGTTCACGTTGCCGCCAGCGTTGAGCGTGTTGACGGTGAGAGCGCCGCCAGCGTACGCGGTCTTGCGGAGCGCGTAGTCCTGCTTGTACGTCTCGAACGACGACACCATGCCGACGTAAGCGCGCTCGAACGCCTTGTCGGAGCGGTTGTTCGCGCCGAAGGAGCGCGTCGTTCCGACGACGTTGCCCGCGAGGCCGTTGTAGCTGCGCGAGGAGAGCGAGAGGTAGCGCGAATCGCCGGGCACGCCGGTCTCGTTCATGAGCGAGTCGCAAAGCGCGATGTCGTCGAACGAACCCGCCGGGGTGCCCGTCGTGACGACGAGCGAGCCGAGCGAGGTCGCCGTCTGCATCACCGCGACGTTGATGTCGGAGGCGAGCTTCTGGTTCGCGCCCTGAGCGAGACGGCCTTCCTGGAGCGCGTCGCGGAGCTCGACGGAGGTCATGCCCCACGCAACGGTCTTGAGGTTGGTGATCGACGCGGGCACCGTGAGCTGCGTCTTGTCCGAGAACGTGATCGGGGTGCCGGGAACGCTCGTGACGCTCGGCATGATGTACGGCTGCGGACGCCAAACCGTTCCGTAGTTCGGCGAAACGCTCGACGGCATCGCGGTCGTGCGGGCCGCGTCGGTCTGGTTGTAGTTGTAGACGTTCACGTTGCGGCTCATCACGAGCGCGTCGTTGAAGCCCTCGAGGAGCTGCTCGAAAGCGACCTTTTCTTCTTT